CTCGTGATTCCATTCGGTCGCTCCGCTTAGTCCAAAGAAAAAGGCCGACCCGCCGTGCACGGATCGGCCTTCACTCGATTCTGAGTCCCAACGCGGGAGCTACCCGCGCAGGCTCTTTGGTTTATCATGGTAGCGGGGGCGGGAATCGAACCCGCGACCTCCGGCTTATGAGGCCGGTGGGCTACCCGAGCTGCCCTACCCCGCGATCTACTGGTAGCCTACAACACACCCCCCCCACATGTCAACCCCTAATGTATCGGAATGATACACTTGTGCCGTAAGGCGTTGCGTGGCAAGGGGTAGCGGCGGGAAATAATACCGGCTCAGGTGTAGATGTCAACGCCGAATGACCAAGAAGCCACGGCTCCGCTCCCGTCTGCTAGGCTCGACACTAGGCGGGCAGTCACCGCCCGAATCACTGCTTCTTCGGGAACACTATCCAAGAAGAATCTGAACTCTTCAGGGAGGCCGCTCTTTCTCAGAAGCTCTGGCGCTCTTGTGGCTCTCTCGACAGCCTTGGCGAGGGCTTGCTTGATTATCCGCTCCACTTGCTGTTGTGCGGGAGGCGGGCGCGAGATATTCCTAATCGCCTCCAGCGCTTCCCGCAATTGATCGTTCTCAAGCTTGAGATCGTAGCAGGCCATCACCTCCGCCGACGTACCCGGCCGCTGCGCGACGGCAAAGGCATGCTCGTACTTCTCCACCTCCGCCGCAAGCCCGGCGCAGGCGGCGTCGAGGGCAGGCTGCACGATGCTGGCAAGTTCGCGTTGAAACTCTAGGTGAATCATATAGTCCCTGTCCGGGGCGAACTTGCTCATCACCTTGCTCGCCACCCTCAGTGCCGCCCCCTCTGCCGTCAGCTTCTCGCTCATGTCTTCTCTCCTTTTTCCAGCGTGGCGAGCAGGCCGGTGAACTGCTCCCAGCGGCGCACGGCCACGTCGACGTAGCGCGGCTCTATCTCCATCGCGTAGCACCGCCTAGACATTGGCTCGGCAGCTACAATCGTAGTGCCAGAGCCGGCGAATGGATCGAATATCGCGTCGCCATACTGCTCGATGCTCGCGCCCAGCCCGGCAAGCGCCTCGGGCGTTATCTCGCGCGGGTTGCGCGGGTGAGGCTGGAGGTCGGTGAGGCTCTTGAGTTCGCTCATTCGCTTATCTCCGTTCAAGCCAATCCACAAGCTTATCGAGCCCGAGGGCAAGCGCGAACTGAAGCTTCACCTCGCGCCACGCCTCTACCACCTGCCACATTTGGAAGCGGAGCGTGCCCCGCCAATAGCGGACTTCCTCGCGGCTCAATCGCTCGCTCATTTGCTCGGCTCCTGAGAGCAGAGTATGCCAATCAGGAGGGCCGCCAATACGATCAATATGGCGCAGTAGCCGTCGCCTCGCCCTGTTAGTTGCGTCAGTTTTGTGGCAAGCGCGCCCCAGCCGCCGCCCAAGATTGCACCCATCAGATACTTGCTCATTCGCCTATCTCCCTGAGTACGGGTTCCTGGTAGGACAATGTGGGTGCAGACACGCGCCGCGCCAGAACAGCCAGCGAATGGCCCGCGAGCTTCCACACCACGAGCACGTACCCGGCCCGTGCGGATAGTCGCCTTTCCGTAGGATGTAACCACGCGGCTCTACCCGCGCCGATAGTTCACGGCCCCATAGCGTCTGCGTCTTCATGCTCATCACCTCATGATCTCTATAGCCTCTGCCTGCGGAACCTCCCTGAGTACGGGTTCTTGGTAACATGCACAATGTGGGTGAAGCGGCGGCCCCTGCACTGTCTCGTAATTCAGATTCATCTTCCCGCCGTCTGCGCCTTCGGCAACGCCGCCGATGTCAAAGTACGGCTCGTCTAGCCCGACGGGCTTGCCCTCCATCGGCACACAGAACTGACAGGCCCCTTCCGAGATGCGCCATATCTGCACCTCGACTACGCCGCTTTGTTTCCACGCTTCTCGCTCGCCGGCGTGGCTGGCCCGGCTGCCCTCTGTCCGGGCAATCATATCGGCCCGCTTGCTTGTCACCTTGCCATCAAACACCTTGTCGGCCAGCCTCTTCTTCAGCTCGCGGATATTTTCGCCAGCGGCCATGCCCTGAGCGACGACCTCGGTAATGCGCTTGGCAAACACCACGTTGATTCGCTCGGCGAACGCTCGCGGATAGCGCTGCGCCCAGGATAGCACTTCCGCGTTGAACACGTCCCATCCGTCGATCGGTGCCTTCACGGCCTTCGCAGCCTTGCCGGTGGCGGCCCGGAGCTTGTCGACCCCAGCCGTCCAGCCGTCTACGAGCATCGGCATCAGCACGTCCTCAAGCTCGTCGGCGTAGATGATGTCCCACCGCTCCTCGTCAAACAGGATGGCCGACACGTCAAGCTCCTGCGTATCATCATCGAACGTATCCAGCTTCGCCATCACGACCCGGCCTTGCCGCGTCAAGAGCGATTCCATCTTGCGCATCAGCAGGCGCTCATGTGTGGTCATCGGCAAAAGGGCTTTGCTCGGTGCTGCGAAAGGGGCGAGCCGACAGGGCCATGCCTCCAGGCCCGGCGCTCGGCGCTGCGCCGGCAATGAACTCGTCACCGCCCTCCTCGATATCAGGATAGCCCGCGGCCGCTCGCGCCTCGTTCCGCGTGATAATCTTGCCCTTTGCCAGCGCGTCGACTTCCTTCAGCATTAGCTCGCGGTTCTCCGGCACCGGGTCGTCGAACGCGAAGAACAGGCGCGGGTCGTACAGGCTTGCCAGCCGCTCGGTCAAGGTCTGCTCCGCCCGCCTGAGCCTCGGCAGGATGGTGAACCACATGTAGCCGGTCATGGCCGCGTCAAGCTCGGCCCGCGACTTGCCGACCTCGGCCATCTGCGGCGGGTTGCCGAATATCTCGTAGACCTCGTCTCTGTCGAGCTTAGCCTGCGGAATGTCCTGCATCGTCGAGGGCGGGAAGCTCAGCATCTCGATGCCCTTGTCTGAGGTCACGACCCACGGGTCGCCCTTGATGTTCACACCGCCGCCGCGCCGCGACTTGAACTTGTCCTTAAACTGGGCTTCCACATTCCGTATCTCGTCTGCCGGAGTGTCCTCGGGCACGCGGACAACAAACGCGGGCTTGCAGTCGTTGTCGTACATGGCCTGCTTGTATTCGTCCATCGCACGCTTCCGGTGGATCGCCGAGGTCGCCGCCTGCGCCGGCCCCATACCCTTCTGTGTGCTGGCCGGGTTCGGATAGCGAAAGTGGATGATCTCGTCAGGCTTGAACGCGACGGTGTTCGCCGGGTTGCTGCCGTAGAGATAGCCCGCCACGTCCTTGCCGTCCTTCGTTGGCACCGGCTTCATGAACTGCGGGAACAGATTCCATATTGCCTTCGGCTGCGCTCCGCGTATAGGGTCGCCGGACAGTTCCAGATACCAGTATGCGTTGCCCACAAGCTCTTGGAATATCGTCGTCAATTCTTGTAGCGTGAAGCCGACCTCGCGCGGATTCGCCAGCCGGAGTACATTGAGCACCGGGTGGTCGGTTAGTTCGATCACGTCTTCGCCCGGCCCGGCCAGTTGCTTGCCGACGATGTGCTTGAACTGCTTGCGTGGTACGCTTCGCGCCTTGTACCAGCCCTTGGTACGCTCGGACACTTGGCCGCGCGCGTACAGCCTGAGCGGCACGCTCGCCACCGTCGAGCCGTTGCGGAGCGCGCAGGTGTAGACGTAGTTGCGGAATTGCTTGATCGCCTCGGCCTCGGACATGAGCGCGTTGCTCTGCCGTCCGACTTGTATGAGGCCCGTCCTCTCGCCGCTGGCGAGTCCGAGAATCTTGCGGGCCGTGCGTGCGAACCAGTTATGCCTTGCCATCATCTTGCCCCTTTCGTTATCGCATATTGCAGTTACACAATCTCCTCGTCGCGGGCCGCTATCGTTTCCTTCAGCACGGCCATCTGCCGCTTGACGCACTTGACGCTCGTCTGCCGGGCCGGGCCGTCCTGCCAGGAGCCGCAGGCCCACTTGGCCGACGGCCTGCTCGGCGCGCCGCAGTCCGGGCAGGGGGCGGCGGCTGGCGCCTCTATCAGCGCATCAATGTCAGTTGCCAATTTCGCCCATGGCAGCGCATCAACGCGGTCAAGGACTGGCTGCGCCACGCCGGATACCACATCCTCTTCAGTCAACTTGCCAACGGTCAGTGCCATGTCTACCACAACATCAGCAAATCGATCCAGTGTCTCATGCGCCAACGCATTAGCTTGCTCGCTCATTGCTTCGCTCCTTTGTCTGGGGCCGTTGCCGCCCGGCGCCACTGGGCGCAGGCGGGCTTGATGGGATTCGGGTCGGGATGGTTTGAGATAACCGCCGGGTATACGTCTGGGTCGCCCCGGAAGTTCGCCTCAATCGTCGGCGGATTCAGGCGGCATACATGCCCGACCCGAAACTCGCACGTCTCGCAGGTCTCGGTCTTCCAGGCGGCGTCGCAGCCATCTGGGCCAGTGTGTCGACCAGCCAAGACAACCGCAATCTCGCGCAGATACCGGCGAATCAGATTCTTCTCGCAGGTCTCGGTCTTCCATTCCTGAGCCGCGCGCTCAAATTCGGCCAGCCGCTTCTTGCCAACCTTATCCTCTAACAGAAAGCCCCGAATCAGATCACGGAAGTAACCCGGGTATGACATAGCTCACCTCCTCATTCCCACGCCGTAGCGTCCTCAAGGATACGCGCCCTGTTCTCGTCATCGCCTGCCTCAATCTCCGCCATCACAGCCGGCTCGACAAGCGGCTGGTCTATGATATGCGGCCCCGGCTCACGCGGCTTCTCGGCCGGCTTCACAACTCCCTCCGCCTCGTCAAGCTGCTTCACGACCTGGCTCAGTGGCCCGAACAGCAGCTTTCCACGCCGCATCGAGAACAGCGCGTATCGCAGCGCGTCCATCGCGTGATCGTCTTCCTTCACCGGCTCGTCCTTGCCCTTGCGCCAGCAGTACGCCTCGAACTCGCGGATGGTATCCACGCAGGCCGGGCCGATGGTCAGGCCGGGCCGCCCGTCGCCGCGTATCATCAGAGCGTTCGTCACGTACCGGATGCCGTCCATCACCGCATTCTTGGCCTTCATGGCGGGCACGCTCTGGCGCTTCAGGTCGGCGATCATGCCCGCCGCCTCGGGCGGGATGTACGCCCGCTCAAGCTTCGGCTCGCAGTCGCCGGCCATCGCCTTGACGCGGGCAACGAAGTCTGCGGGCAGTACCTGCGTCTGGTAGAACTCGCGCATGACGTGGCCGCGCCCATCGCCGTCGATCCCGACTACGAGCGCCACGCCGGGGTGCGTAAAGCCCTCGTCCACACCGATGATGACCCGCTGCCACGGCCCTGGCCGCTCGCAGACATGCACCGCCCTTGAGAAGTCCCGGTAGACCAGCCCCTCGTAGGCCGTCCATTTGCCAAGCACGTACCGCTCATAGTCCGTGCCGGTCAGCTTCTGTAGCTGCTCGATGTACTGGCGGGGCAGGAAGAAGTTCTCAAGTGAGTTCGTCTCGATCAGCCGTTGCGTCTCGTCCGGCGTCTCGTAGAACCGCCCGTGCAGGAAGTGGCCGGGCGAGCCGGGGTTCGTCACGGTCACGATCTGCCGATAGCCGAGCGCCTGGCCGCTGCACCGGCCCAGTAGCATCGTGTATTCGTCCTCGTCAAGCTCGATGCCCTCGTCAATCAGCACGGCGTCGAAGCCGAGCGAACCCATGCGCTCAGGGTGGTCGAAGCCGAAGTACAGTATCTCACCACCGCCCTTGATGCTGATAACGTGGTCAGTCTTATTGTGCTTGTACGCGCCGGGCGGCAAGACGGCTGGCAGCGGCCCGTCTGGCTTCAGCAGCGTGCGGAGCGTCGTGTGCTTCAGTGACGTGTAGGTCTTCCGGCATAGGCCGACGAACGAGCCGGGCACCGAGGCCCACTGGAGCAGCTTGTAGCAGCCGGCGCGCGTCTTGCCCGCGCGGAACGCGCCGCTGAACAGCACCTCGAACTGGCGTGCGTTCATCAGGTCAATCTGCTTCGGTAGCATCTCGACTTGGAGCGTGGTCAAGGCTGGCCTCTCCTTTGCCGGCAACGACATCGTATTCCTTGCCCCAATCAGTGTAGTCGCCCTCTACCTTGTCCTCGATCTCCGCCGACGCGTCGATGCACGCCGGCGGGCGGGCCATGTGCCAGTCAGTGTCCGCGCCCTCTACTGCGGCCCACGCGATGCCGAACAGGTCGCAGCGCGGGCTCCCGTAGATGGGTTCCGGCGGCGAGCCGCGAACACCAACGGCCCCCTGCAAGCACGGACACCCGTCGCAGTACCGCTCGTCCGCAAGCTCGATTGCTACGTAGATCATGCGCTCGCCTCCCACAGTTCGTCCAAGAAAGCCAGCGCGTCATCCCGTGACATGTGGAACGCCTCGATCATGCGCTCAAGCGCATCGGCGTCCGTCTCACGTTCGCAGCCCTCACGCTGCCGCTGTATCGGCTTGCCCTCGACGAATAGCACCTTAGTCATTCGCTCGCCTCCTCTGGCGCGCGTAGCAGCGCGTCTCGGTGTAACTTGGCTATCTCCAACTCCAACTTCTCAATGTCGCCTCGCTGAGTTTCGATAGTTCGCTCCAGACGCGCCTTCTCGCGTATCATCAGCCGCAATGTGCCCGCCCAGCCTACGGCCCGGCCATACGATTCGACCCAGTCATCGACCATGTCAAGCGCGTCCACCTCGTCGCTCATGTCGCATCTCCTTCCTCCGGCGGCTTGGCCGGCGTTATCACGATCTGCAAGCCGCCGCCCTCGGCGACACCGCCGATGGTCAGTAGCTTGGCTCGGCATTCTCGCAGGTGCCGCAGTAGAGCCGCTGCCGATTTCCGCTTCTCGTCTGGCTTCTTATCGCGCAGCCCCTGGCGCAGCACATGGACGGCCTCACGCTCGCACTCGGGCATGCACTCGTCAATGGCCTTCTGCAAGGCCGGGTACCAGTCGGTAGGCCGAGTAAGCGGCCAATGGCGTACCGTATCGACCGACCGACCCACAGCCGCCGCCACGGCCTCCCACGTTGCGCCCTCGCACCTTAGCCGAGCGGCCTTCAGCATGAGCGTGTCGATTTGTGTTGCGTCGTCGCTCATTCTTCCAGCCCTCTCACGGCATTGACCACCCCTCGCCACCACCATGCGAATCGCCGCCAGCGTGACGGCTTCGGCCTCGGCGGCGGAGCGACAATGCAGGGGTTGCCGTGCTCATCAACACCTACCATCTCTGACGGCAGGAGATAGCCGCCCTGCTCGTCGTCGTCTAGCGGCGTTCTAAAATCAATGTTCTCAGGGGCCTGCGCCATTCGTGAATCCTCCTACCATATCCTTGCACATAATCCCGCGAAAGTCAAGCGGCATTAGGGCTTGTGGGCTTGCTACATCAGCGGCGCGAAGAATCCGCCCCACCATAGCAGGGCGGCCTCAATCACTACGCCGAGCAGGGCAATGAACACGTTGTACTTCCCGTCCTTGGGCTCGCCGTGCTTACAAAGGGCAATCCCCAAGCCGAGCGACCACATGCACAGCAATAGCAGTTGTGGTACCATCTCACGCCTCCTTTCTGCCAGCCACAATCGCGTCCACCATGTCCGAGATGCGCGGAAGTACACTGGTAGCCAATGCCCGATCCAAGACAATGCGTATTTCTCTCTTCAGTTCCTCGCCCTGCTCGGCGTCAGCTTTCCTGAAGCTCGCGCCCCGCCGCTTCCATTTCTCAATCCATTCCTTGCTCATCTTCTCACTCCTTTCACCCTTGTTTAGCCCAGCACTTCGGGCAAAACCGATTGCCCGGGCCGGTGCTCCTGAACGGCTTGCCCTTGCGCTTGCAGTTCGCCCCGAGGCACGTCCTCATTTTGTGCTGCGGGTACATGGCCTTCCTTCGCGCTTCCTTCGCGGCGTACAACTCGCGGCTCCTGATTCGGGCGCTCACCTTGTTCTGCGCTTTGGCGCATTCCGTCGAGCAGTACACCCGCCGGCCCTTCGGCACAGGCCGCCCGCAGCCCTCGCGTTGGCAAATCATTCAGCGTCCTTTCGCTCTCGCAGGTCATTGATACTCAGGCCGACCGCCACCTTCGACACGTCCCACGACAGCGCGATGCCAAGCCGCCCCTCGTACCGACGCCACACTATGCTCAAAAACAGCCCGATGCGGCGCCACAGCCAGTACCAGCGGGGCCGCACTTTCGCGTATGCCCAGAGGCCGCACATGCTGTCCGGCGCGAACAGTGTGCCCCACCAGCCGAACCGCCAGCGGAGCTTGAGCCGCCGCCCGCTCTCGTGCGTCCAGTCAATCGCCATCAGCCGCCTCCTTTCGCGTTGCGGGCCTGCGCGTGATGTTAGCACAGCCCGGCCGAAGGGCGAGCTTGATGCTTGCGCGAATAATATCCACCGGCTCAAGGTGAGCCAACAGCCCCAGAATGTTAATACGACACCCTGTGGGCGCCTCGTCCACCCGGGCAGTAATCGAATCGGTCAGGTGTTCCGACCAAGAACATTGTGCCGCGAACTCCAGTGTCCGCATCCAAAGCACGCCCGCCCACGCGGCGGCGATGTCGGTGGAGTAGTAGTCTATTGGGTTGCCGATGCACTTCGTGTTATCCGTTTTGTGTTCTGTCATTCTGCGGGGGTCGAACATTCGCGATGTGTTCGGATAGGGGGCTAGACAGTTATCCCACACCTTGAGTCCCATCACGACCACGTGGAACCACGCATCGAGGCACCGATTCGCCTCGTGCTCGTCAAGCGGCGTGTCGCAATACGGGCAGTTCATCGTCAGTTCTCCTTTCGCTCGATTCGCTCGAAGGTGTAGGCCCATACCCAGGGATTCGCTTCCCAGCCGTCGCCGCGCTTGTCGTAGATGCCGTCCCAGAGGTCGATGAAACTCATGTTGTACGCTTGGTAGAAGTTCTCCCACGGGTCGTCGGTTTCCTCAATTTGCAGTTCTGTCGTCCCCTCTCTGAGAATGTCCCCGTTGCTTATCTCCTGCACTTGCTGGAGGCGTACATCTGTTATCCGCCGCCATAGCTCGGGCCGGGCCGCCCACTTCGGCATGAAGCGGGCGTTTAGCAGCGGGCGCTTCCATTTCCAGTAGTGATCGTCCGTCTCATAGCCCTCGACCCACTTGC